TCCGCATTGAAGTCGGATAAGGAAAGGAGCTGATAATGACAGAACAAGCAAGTTCACAACTCCATGATACGCTCTTTTCCGGGAACAGTGGGAAATGGGCGAGCGAAATGCTGCTCAAGGCCATGGAGAGGGGAGAACCCTTCACACCTTCGGCCCTGAGGACCAATGCCACTCTTCGTGAGAAGGAGTGGATTCATCTGGATGATGCTCTCATCGAGGAAGCGGCGATCACCCTCGCGGGTGTGGCCGATCTCAAGGCAGCAGGGCTCACGATTCCGGTGACCAATGGTCTCGGGAAAACGGTGTTCGAGTACGAGAAGGTCACGGACATGGATCCTGCGATCGTATCGATGGACGGCACGGTTCGTTCCGATAACAATCGCGTGGAGTTCTTGCTCGCTGCTCTTCCCATGCCGATCACTCACAAGGACTTTTTCATTAACCTGCGGACTCTCAGCGCGAGCAGGGAAAAGGGAGAGTCTCTCGATACCACGCAAATCCGCGTGGCTGGTCGACTTATCTCGGAACAGTCGGAGAATATGCTGTTCAACGGTGGTCGGACGTGGGGTGGTAACACCATCTATGGCTACACCACTCACCCCGATCGTAACCTCGACACGTTCGAAGCAACCGGTGGGCATTGGGGTAACGTCGGTACCAAGACTGGTGAGCAGATTCTTGAGGATGTGCTCAGCATGATGGCTGTTCTTCAGGTGGACCGAATGAATGGCCCATACTGGATCTACACGCCACGCGATGCCTCGACCGTCTTGGACGATGATTTCAAGGCCAACTCGGACAAGACAACCCGTCAGCGGATCATGGAAATCGAAGGTATTCGTGCCATTCGAACTGTGGATCAGCTTGCGACACAGAACGTTGTCATGGTTCAGCCGACACTCGACGTCGTTGCCTTGGTTGAGAGCATTCCTCTTCAGACCATTCAATGGGATGTTGAGGGTGGGTTCCTGATCAATTTCAAGGGATTCCAGATCGAAAATCCGCTCATCCGGTCGGATGCTCAGGGTCGTTCTGGTGTTTGTCACATGACCCCGGCATAGGGAGATTATCATGGCTGCTTCATATGATTTCACACTTCCTCATGACAAGGATTACGTGCGCTTTGTCATCGGGGACATAGATGTTGTTGAAGCACCCATCCTCCAAGATGGTGAGATAGTTGCAATTCTTGCAGATGAGAAGAACAAGTATCTTGCCGCAGCTCGTTGTGGGGAAATCATCATGGGTAAGCTGGGAGGTGCCATCACCAAGATGGTCGATAACCTCCAACTTATGTATGGTGATTCCCCTTCGAGTTCATATAGGTCCCATCTTCAGAAGCTTCGTGAGGATGGGGCCAATCGTCTGTTAGCAGACCGTAGGGTTTTCAGATTGCTATGAGTGTCGATATTCTTGGCCCACTTAAGAATATGTTCTCTAGTTTTGTGGATGTGCGTCGTCGTGTGAGTAGCACCTATAAAGGAGCAGCTTCGTATGGTGATTCAGCTCCTTTCAGAGCATTTGTAGTTGGAAGAATTACCATGGTTCGGGACATAAATGGTAAGGACGTTGTAAGTAGAGTTCATGCTGTTATTCATGGCTATCACAAACTGACTTTACAGGATCAGTACACACTTCCCGAAGACTTTATCCCACGGAAACCGAAGCCTATCGCGATTCGTGAGGCAACTGATGAAGGTGGACGGCATCACCAGACGGTGTTCTTCTAGATGTATAGTCGCGAAAGTGTTTGTGTAATCTTGAAGGATTATAGAAATACAGGTGTGACTGTATTCAAAAAGGATGATTCATGGTTCGTGACCCACCCCCAGGGGGATAGCCATGCAGAGGATATTGTGAATGGCGAGATTACTCTCGCGGATGCTCTGAACGATGAACGAGAACGACAGATACAGCTTAGGAGAATGCGGCGACAATGAGTTTTCCATCGATGCTTCAGCATGATGATGTGGTCCGGGAGCTTGTGAATTTATACGGACCCAAGTCCTATCTTCATATGGGGACTATTACGTCACGTATTATTGAAGCAGCTCTTGTTCATAAGTCCATTAACCGATTAACGATAAGTCTTCCTTGGGTAATTGGAGTTCAACTTCAGATTGAGGAAAAGCTTCAGAAGCTCCAGTTCCAGGGAGAGATTGAATGGCTCTATGGTCCTTTGAAGGATAATATCTGGAGCTATAAGTTCGATATGGTTGTCGTTGATGGAAATCCCGATGAAGATATCAGACTGGTTGATCTAATGCATGGGTGGAGTGTCTGCAATAATGTTCTTATCACCTATGGAGCTAAGATTCCGTCAATTCAGAAGGCATTTGGAAGGTTCATATCATCGGTGAATGGGCACTCAGGGCTATCCTTGAGTCGATTCACTGGTGATACAGGAACAATGGTAGTGGCCCGTTAACAAGGAGATGTGATGAAACCAAGATTGCTTTGGGTGGGTGATGCAGCTGTGGCAACTGGATTTGCCAAGGTGACTCACAATGTTCTGAATAATCTTATGGACGTGTGGGAACCATATGTTCTGGCCATTAATTATTTCGGCGATCCCCATGAGTATCCTTATCCCATCTTTCCATGTCGAACTCCACACCATAGGGATAGTTATGGCACCCAGCGTCTTCCTGATATCGTCAAGAAGACAAAGCCCGAAGCGATTGTCATTCAGTCAGATCCTTGGAATATTCCTCGGTACATGGAGAAGCTCCAAGAGATAGAGAATGAAGTGCCTGTGATTGGAGTTATTCCCGTTGACGGGAAGAACTGTCAGGGTGAGGGGCTTAATGATCTTGACCACGTTATTTTCTGGACCGAATTTGCTCGGGATGAGGCAGTTCTGGGTGGATATACCGGACCATCAAGTGTGATCCCACTTGGGGTGGACCTGGAAATTTTCAAAGAGAAACCTGTTACAATGGCGCGTCGGGAGCTTAAGCTTCCTGAAAGATTGTATCGTAAATTCATCGTTGGTAACGTGAATCGCAATCAGCCTCGTAAGCGACTGGACTTGACTATCTCGGCGTTTGCGGATTGGGTTAATGGCGATGATGTAGATGATGCATATCTTATGCTTCATTCCTGCCCCACAGGCGATCATGGATTTGGGCTTAATCAGCTCATGAAATATCACGGATTGCATGATCGATTGATGCTGGTTGAACCCGATATTGTGTATGGGATCCCAGAAGCCTCGATGGTTAATGTCTACAACTCCTTCGATGTTCAGATTTCAACCACCCAGGGGGAGGGTTGGGGATTCACTACCATGGAAGGTATGGCATGTGGTGTTCCGCAGATAGTCCCGAATTGGTCAGCTCTCGGAGAGTGGGCATCGCCAGCTGCTTATATGGTTGAATGTTCAGATAAAATAGTCACGCCGAATGGGGTGAATGTCATTGGTGCAGTTCCTGGTCATGAGGGAATGGTCAATGCACTGAGACAGGTTTATCAATTCAACCATGTCATGAAAGCTTTGGCTGTTCGTGGAAAGACTCTCGTAACCCAGGATAAATTTCGGTGGGAAAACATTTCGAAAGAATACTCCAAAGTTCTTCAATATGTTATTGAACGTGTTGTGGAGCAGGCAGTATGACACAGCTTACATTTCAATTTGATGATGAAACCTTCTTGAATAATCTCAAGAAGCTCCGGAAAGAATATCCCGATAGGATCTCCAGAGGATTATCCCTGGTGGCAGAGTCTGTTATGACCATCAGCAAGACGATGGCTCCGGTTGACCTTGGAACTCTCAGATCTTCGGGACAGGTGAAGCCTGTTAAAAGAGAGAATCTTGATTTTAGTGTTGAACTAATCTACGGTGGGGCAGCTTCGGAATATGCTTCGATCCAGCATGAGCGTCTGGACTATTTTCATTCTGTTGGTCAGGCTAAATATCTAGAGGAGCCACTGCGTCGGCATAAAATCATGGAAGAGTTTGCGGGACACATCAAGCTATGACGTGGTACATTGAAATCTTAGCTACTCAGGAGCCGTTTGATCTAGGATTAGATGGTAATGGGAAAGCTATGGCTGCGTTCAATATCACGACTCAGAAGAGCCCCTCAGATACATTTGTAGATGAGATTGCAAAGCGACTAGAAGATCAAGGAGTTGGTTCGATTAATGTAGACATTTTCGCTACGTCTCAGGGAGATATTCCTGCGGATGAGGGCACTTATCTTTCTATCGCTGTGACTCAGGGGTTTTTCTCATTGGATATTCACAATGAGCAAGCTCCTTCGAATCCAAGACCTGCAGCTCAAATCATAGCACGAGCAGTTGACTATGAAGTTGCTGAGGCGAAGGCTTTCTTAGCGTATCATGCATTGGCTGGTGTTCGGAACACAGACTTACTTCCATAAAGGAGAATTGAAATATGAGTGATGCAATTTCTGCACATGGAACTCTAATCGCCCGTGAGGTTACCACTGCCGGCGTGTTCGTCGTCATTGGTGAGCTTGGTGGTGATATCACGGCACCTCCTTTCAATCGTGCTTCTACTGAGGTGACTCCACACAACGACAATATCGACGGATACGTGATGGGTGTTTTGCGCCGTGGAGAAGCGACGTTCCCAATCAACTTCTTACCGTCGCATGCCACAAAGGGCCATGACGCGGTCTCGGGACTCCAGTTCGCCCTCATCGAGAATCGCTTTGACGGGTACCAACTGACCTATCCTGATGGCTCCGAATGGATCTTCTCAGCCTTCGTCATGAATATTGGCCCGACTGCACCGGCACGTGAGGGTGCTCTAACGGCTGATGTCACGGTCCGTCCTTCAGGACCTCACCAGATTGATGGTGTGATAATCGTACCGCAAAATCAGAAAACTCTACCAGCCTAACAAGGAGAAGCGATGACTGAATACCATGTACTTGGAAAGAGTGAACTACTTGCCGCAGAAGACCGTCGATTTGAATATGTCCTAGTTCCGGAATGGGGTGGGCATATCCGAATACAATCACTGTCAGCTGGTGAAGGATTGGACCTGATGGCATCATTGCAAAATGACGCCAAACTTGGGATGATCCTTTGCTTAATCAAGAGTGCTGTGGATGCTGATGGTAATCTTCTGTTCGATGGTGATGTCGATACAGCTGTTACGCAGCTACAGGGTAAAGCTCTTTCTGGGTTTTCTATAGTACAAGATCAGGTTCTATTACTCAACAGACTCGGTGTTCAGCCAACAGATGCTCTTGAAGAAGCAAAAAACGCTTAGAGCAAGATGAGGTTAGACTTTTCGCATATCACCTTGCTCTAAGAATGAGCGAAGTAAATGTTCAGCAGATGCTTCGGAAGATTAGTATGGATCAGTTGCATGAGTGGATGGCGTATGCTCAGATTGCCGGACCTTTGGGCGATCAGCGTCAAGATGTGCGTATCGCTGGCCTACGGATGGATCTATACAATATCAATAGGGGCACGAGTTCAGCTAAACCAGTTGAGCCATTCTTACTTTCATGGGGTACTATTCCAAAAAGAAAATGGAGTGGGTGGAAGTACAATAAACAGATGGCATACATCATTGCCGGAGCTACGAAGGATCAGTAATGGTTGATATCGGTGTAGTATCTGGAGTAATCATACTGAAGGATCAGTTTTCCAAAACATTCGGGAAGCTGAACACTGGTATGTCCGGGGCCAAGAAGGCCATGGTTGGTGTGGTAGCAGGTGCTGCGGCAGTAACTGCTGCACTTGGGCTTGCTGTTAACAAGGCATTTGCCTTTGCGGATGCTCTTGACAATCAAGCCCATGCCACTCAAGTCAGTGCTGAATCCCTTCAAGTTTTTAATGCTGCTGCTGAACAATCAGGTCTTACGGAAAGGAATGTTACCAATGCAATACAGCGTATGGGCCGGAATATTGTTGAAGGAACCAAGGTTGCAGTAGATGGACTAGATCGTCTAAACATATCTCTTGTACAAATTAGAAAGTTAAAGATCGAAGATCAGTTCAGACTTATTATCCGAGAGCTCGGCGGTATGGCGAGTGAGTCTGAGAAAACTGCTACAGCGATTGCACTTCTTGGTCGGGCTGGTG